CAGCGCACTTCAACAAGCCCGGCACTACCCAGCGCTATCCGCTCAGTAAAACCGAGTCCGTTCACGTTCTGCTGCGTGTAGGTTCCGGTGACACTCGACCAGCCGGAACCCGAGCCGTAAACCCGATACTGGATTTCCCAATTCACCTCCCTGTTCTGCTTCTTCCCTTTCTTGTTGTAGCCACAAATGCCGTTCGGGAATGAGAAATTCACTTCCAGTATGTCGATGGTTTCATTCTCCGGGCATGCCATGAACGGCCCCATCCAGGAATCATTCTGGTTTATGCCCGACGCGTCAAAATCCAGCACCGTACGCGTAACGAAGCCCGGCCAGGTGTTATCTGTTACGCCATCTATGAGGCGCTGTAGCGTCACACTGGTACCGTCCACATCGAATATTTTGTACTGATACCCGGCGTGAGACAGCGAGACGCGCGGAAGACCTTCCGGAATGCCGGTAAATGCGGGCCCGGTTGCGCTGTCGTATGCCAGTGTAAGTGACGCCGTTACTTCATCAGTCCCGGCTGTCGCATTGGCGTGCGGCGTGTATGAAGCGATAAACAGGCTGTATTCAATGCTGTTGTACCAGAGCGTGACTGGCATTCCGACATATGGCGCGATTTCTGCGAGGTTATTGCTTGTAATGCGGCTGTATGCGCCGTCGTTAGTGACGACATACGAATCAGGCACAATCAACTCAACCGTCGCCCCTTCAATCCACGCGTCAGGCAAGGTGTTTGCTGTTGTCTCATCCTCGTCGGTACTCAGCCCGTTAAATGTGATTGTGTTGCCGCTGGCGGTAAGAGAATCCGCAACGACATCTTCGGAATCCGGCGCCGTCTGTGCCATATCCAGCCCCATCCCGGACGATGTGCCGCCGACTTCCGTTGAGTTAAACCAGTTTTCGCTGCGACTGTCGCCGGATATCGTCACGCCCGGCTGATACGCGACATACGAAAACCCGCCCTCAAGTGAAGCAATCGGCGTTGCACCAACACGGATATCGCCGTCCGAATACGAAAATCGCCCCATGCCGAGACAGAGAAACATTTCGACCGTCATTTTCGTCGGGTCGTCCTTGTCAAACCGGGTCACGGGTTGAACAACATAATCAGGGTAGATGCGGCGGCGGCCAAATAATTCACGAATCGGATCGCCCAGCTTTGCCCTGTTTGCTTTTGCCGGGTTAACATCAAGAGAATCCCCGATACCGGAAGAATAACCGCCCGGATCCCCTGCGCCAGGTGCAAAGAAAAGCGCATAAGCAACAGATGCGACCGACACCGCAACGGCAATCCACGCCAGCGCAACCGCGCCATAGGGAACAGGATAAACGCGGACATCACTGTCAGGCCTTAAAGCGTAATCGAACCACGCCGCGGCTGGGATGCTCTCCCCGCCAACCTCTATGGCGATGGGGTGCTTCATGTCTGCACGGTAACCATCGACGTTAGCTTTCATCCATTGATGGATAGTGATCGCGCCATGCTCATGTGTTTCAAGCGGCTCGCCCGGCAGCCGGGACGGGTAGATTTTTATCGTCACTGCCAGAACTCCACTTTGATGAAGCGGCGCTTAAAACGCGACAGGGGAAGAAACGTAACGTTGGTTTTAGGGTTACATTCCGCAACGTGTAACTGCCCTCCGATACTGACCACAATGCCGACATGCGTGACAGTAGAACCTGAATAACAGGCGACTCCCGCCCCCTCGCATGGTTCGCAGCGCTCAAGAGAGAGCATTAATCTGCGGGCCTCACGGTTAAGACCGCCATCGTCTTTCGTCACGCCAGCAAAGTCAGGCCAGAGCGGTAACCCGAGATCGCTACGGATTTCGTTCACAATGCCGAAACAGTCGAGTTCAGGATGAGTGCGACCGCCCTTCAGCCAGGTAACTGAAAGGTATTTATCAGGATTGAACATGGGAACCTCTTAACTCATGTAACGAAGGCCTGGGTAATATGTGAGCGTGTACCGGTTGCGCGGCCACGCGGTATCCAGCACGTTCATGTAGCCTGCGACAATCTGCGCCTGAGTTGCAGTCCAGTGCCCGTTTTTTACGGTCAGTGTGTACGGGCGTTCTGCCGGAGCGTCTAAATCGTCAGAGGTATATTGTCGGTATGTCACCGTGGCGCCACGTAGGTTTTCCAGAGCACTACGCACAGATGTGGATGCCTCGCCTTTGATGTTGGAGACAGCAAACTGCAAATCCTGCGTGCCGTCACTGTTGCGAGCAGGCAGAGCTACGTCGATAGCGCTGGCGATGAATGTCACCTCTTCACCTGTTTCCGTTGTTGCCGTTATGTCGACATAACCATCGCAGAGATACAGGACATCATCACCAATGTTGATCTGAAGGGTCTTGATAATTACCTCTTCACCGGAAGATGCGTAGAGCCGGTTAAGTACAGTCATGCTTCAGGCCACTCCCTGTTAAGCGCAATATCGATAATGCTGCTGTTGATGATGTAATCCGGGAAAGCGGCCCAGCCATCGCCAAGAACAGGACGCTTCCACAGCTCGAGTGTGGCCGAAAACTGCCAGTAGATAGGCGCTATAAGCGTCGGCCCCTGGTAGATGTCAGTAAACCGGCACTTATAGAACTCAACGCCCAGCGGTGTTTGCAGCTTCATGTAAAACCATGCTGCACCGTCGGTGATCGTTTCCCTGTACCAGGCTTCGAATAACTGAGCCTGAACATCGGTTTCCATGAACCACTGCACATTCGCCTGAGTAGGCGTTGAGGTATAAGCGCGCCGTTGCCGCGCACGCCCGGTAGTCATTTCCGTTCGTTTCAGCGGGCTTACTGGCTGGAAGGCATAGCCATCTTGCAGCGGCATGGGCAGGTATTCATGCGGATAGTAGATTTCAGCCATTATGTGGTTCTCCGTCCGCTATACATTCCTCGCATTGCTTTGCCAACTTCACCATCACCCTTAACGATCTGGTTCGCAGTCTGCTTCAGCGCATCTGCCGTGGCCTGCTTCTGGGTATGCGCCAGCGATACATTCATCTGATCCGGCGTCACGCCTTGCTGGATATTGAAGTTTTGCTCAATGCGCGGACTAAACACCGCAGAATTACTGTTATTGTTGCTGACATTCTGCGCGCCGGTACCGAACCCCGGTTTTGACAGGGTGGCATCCAGTCCATTTTTACGTATCGACTCCAGATTTGAGACACCGATTTTTTTTGTTGCTGGGGCATCGAAAACGAACTCTTTACCGTGCACCAGTCCACGCACATCGTTAACGCTTGAACCACCTGTGTAACCACCAAATTTGAATCCCACATCAGCCACGGATGACAGGTTTGATACGATGCTGGCCGTAGCCGCAGCTACAGATGCCATGGCGGCAATGTTATAAGGGAATGGGTTTGCTGCCGCCATTGCGATGCCCTGCTGGATGGACACAAGAGACTGCGCAATAGCAAACGCCTTGCTGGCTGCGAATGCTGCTTTGTAAATGCCCGACTGCTCACCGAATCCGGTTGCAAGGATCTGTAGCCCGCTGTCCATCATTGTCTGCGTGGCGCTGAGAACGATTTCTTGTTTCTGAGTCTCGATGGCCGCGTTGGCCTGCGCAGCCTGCTGGCGAATGGCCGTCATGCGGGACTCACCTTCCGCAGTGATTTGACCAGCCTTCGAATAAGCTTCTTCCTGTGCCTGCAGCCATGCTTGTAGCTGCTGTTGTGCCTGATCAAGTTGCCCGTACTGCTGTTGCATGCCCCCAAACGTACCGGACAATTGCCCGCCTGTCGGTGAGAGGTTTCCCACAACGCTTTTTACAGCGGAAGGTAACTGAGCGTCGGTGTTTTTATAGATGTTTGCACGGGTTTGATCGTACTCACCAGGCTGAAGCTTCCCTGTAGCTTTGGCTTTCTCCAGCAGGTCCAGACGTTCGCGTAGCAGGTCGTTGGTCTGTTCATCCTTACCTTTAACCTGATCCTGCATTTTCTGGTAATCGTCGAGCGTCTTAACCTGGTTCTGAAGTGCTTCCTGTCGTTTATATGCCTGAAGCAATTCATCAGAACGCGCAAGAATGGATTTTTGGTCGGCGGTGAGCTGCGTCTTTGATTTGAGGTCTGCAATTTGCTGTTCGAACTTAACGCGCGCCTGCGTGGCGCTGTTTAGCTTATCGCTGGCGTCCAGTTGCTGCTGCATGGCTGCAGTTTGCTGGTTAATCTGGTCCAGCAGTCGGGTGGCAGCATCCTCGCTGTACGCCTTCCCTTTCGGCGTTTTGGGGTCTTTGTACATCTCGTTAATGCGCGAGACGTTTTTAGCGTACTGCTCAGCACTGATGGCGCCAGCATCAAGAAACTTTTTCTGTTGCTCGATAGCTTTATTGCGCTTATCGACATTGGTTAAAAATTGCTGGTTAACCCGATCGGCTTCCTGCTGAGTTTTTATCGCCTCATCCTGCGCCTTCTGTCCTTCGGAGACTGCACCGGTCAAATCATTCTGCAGATTGATAACGTTCTGAAGAATGTTAACTTCAGACTGTGAATCGGACGACAGGCCGGTTACGTTGCCCCAGATATCTCGCGTATACCCGGCGGTTGAACTCTGAACCTTTGCCTGCGCATCGGCCAGGCGTTGCTCGAGTGATTTTTCACGCCCGACATTAAGCATCTCGTCCCAGGCAGATTTCGCTGATTTGCCCAGGGCATCCCAGGCGCTTTCAAGTAAGCCGAGATTCTCATGAATACTTGCAGCGCGCTGCTGCATTGTGTTGGCGTAGGCGTCGGTAGCCACCCGTGCCGCTTCCTGCTGATTACCTTCATCCTGTAGCGCCTTTATCTGGTTGTAGGTCGCCAGCGTCAGGAAGTGATACTGGTCGTTGAGCTTGGTAATTGCCGCGACCGGATCGGCTGCGATGTCGTTGAAGTCGCCGACAAGCTTATCGGTGGCTATTCCTGTGGCCTCACTGGTCTTAACGACGGCAGTCGTGACGCGCTCCAGTGAATCGCCTGCCACCTTGCCGGACGATACCAGTTGATTGAGCGCTGATGCTGCTGCGCCGGTAGTGGAGTCAGCCGCAACAGATGCACGCGCCGCCATATCTGCCAGTTGCCCGGACGTTTTCCCGACCTGATTGCCGGTCAGCGTCAGGGATTTATAAAACTCGTCCTGCTCCTGTGAGCCTTTGTAGTATGCGAGCCCCAGCACACCAACGGCTGCCGCTGCCAGAGTGAGTGGGTTAATCAGGCCAAGGGCATAAGTACCCGTGGCTTTAAGGGCCGGTCCAACGCCACCGAAGATATCTTTAAGCTGGCCGCCCTGCTGGAGCAGTACGGTTAACGGCGCCTGCCCAGCCGCCAGGCTTACGACAATATCCGTGAACTGTGCGGGGATCATGCGAAGGTTGTTGGCGGTCTGCTTAGCGGACATGCCTGTTTTGGCAAGCTGGCCACTGAATCCCGTTAGCTTATTGCGGGTTTGGTCTATTATGGACAAATATTCGTGATATTCCTCAGTCGGAAGCTGACCCTTTTTATAGAAGGACTCCAGCTTTGCTTGCTGTTTGTCGAGCTTATTTAAAGCTCCAATCACTGGATTTATCTGTCCAAGCAAATCACCAAGAGCTTCACTCTCGTCATCTACTGCCAGGGCAACCTTTCCGGCCCCGGCCGCTGCTTTCTCACCAGCCTGCGTCATTTTACCGAGTGCGGTAGCCAGGTTATCTGCGTTCTTCTCTGCGCCAGTGCTGTCAATGACGATCGCAAGACGGGATGTTTGTTCTGTCATTTACCTTTCTCCGGGCATAAAAAAACCCCGCCGGAGCGAGGTTATTGTCTGCCAGGGGCTATCCCTGACACTTGACCTGTTTAAGTGATTCGAGCTGGCGTAGTCGTGCGTCTGCTTTTTTAGCCGCTTCGCTTTTCGCCATGCCATTCCCGATACCAAAATCACCAAGGAAACCCAGCACTGTTCTTCCGTCAAACTGACCAGTCGTGTTGATTTCCTGTTGAATGCTATGGGTCTTGGCAATTTCCTGGTTAATTGCTTTGCAGTCAAACGCAGTTGTTTCTTCGCCTGTTACTGCCGGAGCCTGCGGGTATTGCTTAGTGGCACACCCAGCCAGTAGGACTACAAAGGCTATCCCTATCATTTTTTTCATCGTTATTCCCGTTGCTGTGACCTGAAAAGTTATTATCGGCAACTTATATCATCTCAGCAGGCAATATTGATAAATCAAAATCACTTATTTGGCAGTTTATTATCGGCGGCGTGCTCTTGCTCCCGCGCCCACTTATCACGCCAGGCGTCATCCAGTGCCAGTATCGCTGCATCGAACTCGACGCGGTCAATCAGGATGGCTCGCGAGGATAGGTAGCGATCGATGTCGTTAAGCGATAACGGCAGCGGCGCGCCAGCCATACCGGCATACTGCCGGCTGCGGGATATCAGCGCGTAGGCGTTGAGTATTTCACCGGTGACGCCATCGATTTCCGGCTCAGGGATCGGCGGCAACTTTAACTTTTCCCGCCGCCACTTCGCTTTCTCGCCCTGCTCGCCGCCGAACTCACTCAGCCAGGCCTGCGCTTCGAGGGCTTTTTTACGGTTTCCTGAGTCTGCTGCTCTTTACCCTGAGCAATGCTTGCGGCCTCGCCGAGGATTTGCCAGTACAAATCCGGATGCTGTTTGAGCATGGCGGCGCCGCGCTCCGGCGTGTAGTCGATGGCTATTTCTTTACCGTCCACCAGTTCGCCGACGCCTTCCCAGCCTTTCAGCAGGAAGCGCGCGCAGTTATCGATTAGCAGGTCGTCCACCGAGTCGATATCGCTGACACTGGCGAGGTCAAAGGCATTTGTACCCACCTGATAAGAGGCGTCCATTTTGTCGATATGGCGGCGCACGAGAGCATTGCGCGAGCGGAACTGCGGGTTTTCGCTGCTGGCGACCAGCAGTTGAAGCGAGAAAAGCGCCTCCTCCTCTGGTTTATAAGGTGTCTTACGTTCCGGATCGCGTTTATAAGGAGAGAACCAGCGTTCGCCACTAAGGTCAATCCGTGGGGCAATAATCAGCATTCAAAGCTCCTGCTTGAAAAAGGCCCGGCGAGTCATGCAGAACAGGCCGGGCAAGGGGGTTACTCGGTGGTTACGGTAATGGCAGTTGTAGCGGACAGCCCCCGCGCTTTGCCGGTGATTGTGGCGGTGCCGTCACCAACCCGGTCCGCGCGACAGGTTTTCTGCCCTGTTGACGTCACCGTTGCGACAGACGGATCCGATGATTCCCACTGAACTACGTCAGTTGCGCCCGCCGGGGTAAGGTTCGCTGTCAGTGTCACAGAGGAGCCTACGACACCGCTTGAAGTTGCTGGCGTTACGCTGATTGCCGTAGCGGGCACAGTTGCGGCGCGGGTAATCGTCGGCGACACATCGGCGGCCGTAATATCGAGTTGAACCTGAATAATGTCGGTGTTGCCACCGTCCGGCCAGTCGCCAGCGACCTGCACTTTCGGGAAGTCGAAGGTGTATTGCCCTTCGTCATTCGCCAGGGTGAAGCTAAACGGCACGGTTGCGCCGGTAAGCGTTTTGCTCCAGACATCCCACGCGGCCTTCGACCACGACAGCGTGATGCTGCCCGACGGGGTGAAGGTGGTCGGGATGTTCGCCCCCGCGTACGGCGATCCGGTGCCGATGCAGCGCTGCGTCTGCACGTTGTTGTCGTATTGCACATTGAAGGTATCGATACAAAAGCCATCGCCGCCATCAATGCCGTTCAGGTTGATACTGGTCACTTCTTTAAAGGAGTAACGCAGGTCGCCAGCGTTATCTGCCGGGTCCCCGGAAATATAACTGGTATCGTCTGCTTTTGAATCCCAGCCAAGACCGGCAAAGGTGACTGTCGCAGTAACGTCACCATCATTCGGCACTTCCATCTGGAACACGCTTACCTGCGCGCCTCGTACGATGGAGGCAACGCCGATATCACTTGCGTACGTAGCCAGCGAGAATGCGATACGGTCATTCCCCATTGTCAGCACGTTATCGACCCACTCAGCGCCGAAGCACGAAGCAAGGAAGTCATCATGCTGCCCGTAGCGGAATTTAGCTGCCACGTCGCCACCGACATCCACCGTGCCCATCGACATACCCTGCGCCATGCGCGAGCCGCCGATTTCGTCGTTGTCGTTCGTGTTCTGTGACGGGCCAAGACCCCAGCTTGTACGTTTTAAAAGGTTCCACGGAATACCCGTTGGGGTAACTCCGGGAGTGGTTTCGCGCACAAACGCGCTGACTACTTTCGCGCCAGATGACATTTTTGGCTCCTGTATTTTATGTGCGCTACAGAGCGCGGTAAGGAATATTGAGATTGACCTGATACCAGCCGTCAGTTTCCCCGGCGTCGTAGCAGGACACGGCGAAATAATTGAGCCTGCCGTCATCCTGGAACTCGAACAGTTCGCGGATTTTGTCGGCGGTCTGGGTAATCAGCAGCGAACGCGAGCCCGCCGGGACGAACAACTGAACGATGACTATTCCTGAGCGATGCACGACCGGGCCCGCGCCGATTTCGTTCGTGCCCGCCTGCCCGGACAGGTTTGTAAGCCGTGCCCAGATAGCTTTATCAGTCGGGTCGAAGGTCGGATCGTTCGGATAGGTCACATCACTTTTGGCAATAGCCGTCTGCGCCGTCATGCGTGTGATGACAGCGTTTCTTATTTCTGTGAGGGTCATTTGTAGGCCTGCGTGACTCCGTGGAATGCGTTAGCGTAGAGGCCTGTCGGTGCCTGTTTCGAATGACCGTTTTCCAGAGCCTCGGCATACGGAAGATTGTTCTGGATATAGATGACCGAGTACGGCTTGCCCTGCGCGATAACCGCGCTGCCCTGCTGCAGGGTTGCGGCACCGCTCTTATCCACCTCAGTGGTTATGCCGTAATCCGGGCCGCCAAGACTTACCTGATTATTAGCCCTGAATCGCCCCGTATCGACTGGCGAGCGCTGCACAATCTCCGCGAGTAACGCCATCGATATAATGCGCAGCCGTTTGCCCACGTCCTCTTCGACCAGACCGACGAACGCCGACGGGTCAAAGTCCCAGCCTTTAGCCATCTAGCACCCTCCGCCACTTGCAAAGAATCCGCTCAGGCACGAACAGTACGGCGAAAATTAGCGGCCATAAAAGCATGGCGATTACGCCATAAACAGCCTTAAGCCACACGGCACCACCATCCCTGATGAGCAATACGGATATAAACTCGACAAAGCCGAGAGGCAGCCC